TTACTCGCGTTTGACGGAAACCACCGATCTCGTTGTCCGCCTCGCCGATAGCGTCGACCGTTGCTTGTAGCAAGCCCACTTCCTGCATTAGAGCGGTTCCTCTCCACACCGATCTGGGGCCCGTATCCATGATTGGCGCCCATGCTTTCCGGTGGTCGTAAACCGAGGTTTTGAAATCTTTTGGGTACACCTCGAGCTCATCAGTTAGCAGCCCTGTTTGGCCGCTAGCCGTATGACGTACGAAAATGCTATTCGTCCCGCGAGGTAACAGCGGCGTATACGCCACAATTTTTTCGCCGTTCAACGGGTAGAACAGGTTCGGGCGCCCGGGCACGCCCGTGTATGCTGCCGCGTCCGTGTCATCTCCCGCCGGGCCCATATACACCTCGAATGCCTGGCCCAAGTAGGCATCAAACGCGCCTGCAATCTCTAGCTTTGTGCCACCGTCCTCGTGTACCTCAGTGGGCACAGCCAAATACAGAGTCAAAGCCATGGTCCACCTCAAACGATATCTAGGTTGTTATCACGTGTTCGCGCCAATTGATCATCCAAAATCAAGTTGTCCCCAACCGGCGCAATGAGGTCCACGTTTTGAACCCCGGCAACATTCATGATCACCTGGATCAACTTCGCACGGATCACATCGTCAGAAATTGACAAGCCGTTGATATGGTTTTTGAGCGCCGTCTTGACCTCATCCACCGTGGTTTGTTGGTCATACCCTAGGGCGACCGTAACCACCGCTTGAACATTCTGGATCAACACCGTTGGTGGTAGCACCTGCACCATAACACCCGCCGCGCGAAAGCCCGGATAATTAACTCGATCCGTTCGATCCCCGTCAACCACCTTCTGAGTGAAAGCCAACAACCCCGTATACCGCGTGTATCCCGCAACCACCTGTTCGCCAGCCACCAATGCCGGACCAAAGACCACCAACCCACTTGTTGGATCCAATGTGTAATCAACGTCCTTGGTCAGGTTCCCACGCACCGATGAAGCTAGATACAAAGGAAGAATGTCTTTGATCGCTGGGTAGTTGAGATACAATCGTGTTTCGCCACCTACCGCAACATCCCCGATATCAAGCGCCTCGGTAACGATATCAATCGCCTTGCTGCTCGGCGTGGCTCCGGTCGGGATTGTATCACCACCCGGATTCAAAATCGTCGTGTTGCCGCCCCCAACGGTGTCCACCTGAAACCACTGCCCGTCCGCATCCAAACGGATCCAATCGTCGGCCACGACCTCTGCATCAGTGCCAGCAACCGTGGTGGTACCGTTCCAAGTCAAAGTAGTCGCGATTGCTTCGGCTACGTCTTCCACCGACTCAGCCGAACCCGTTCCGTCATCAACGTAAAGCGTCACGTAACCACGATTGACGATATCCTCGACTACGTGCGCATACAAAATCGAAATACCCGTTTCCGGATCTTGTTGGCCTATGATCCCCGCCTCAATCGCCGAGACATTGCACCGCGCGAGGCCCGCAATATAGGCTTTGAGTCGAGCTCGAAAAGCGTCGTCGGTTTCCTTGTCCAGGCCGCCATCTGTGAAAGCCTGCAGGTTCGTTACCTCATCGACACCGATCGGCTTTGTCACAAACTTGGTGATCGTATCCGCAGCAACTAGCCCCGACGAACCAACCTCGTCAGCAATCACCGAGACCTCGTTACTATCACGGCCCACACCGTGCCCACCAATTTGCTCAACACTGGTCGCCGTGATCTCCCCGATCTCGGTCGTCGTAAAAACAACGTCGTCCGCTGTCTTTACCTTGTAACCGATCGGTATGATCTGCGTGCCCGTTGTGCCCTGGCGAGAAAAGACAACGCTACCTGACGACTTTGTGGCTTGAATCCGCGAGACCACACCCGGTTGAATCTCTTTGGCGCGCTCATCCAAATCGTCGTCGCTTGCGTCGTCAATCGAAAACAGCTGCAACAGCAAGCTCATCTGGTAATACTGCTCGTCGTCCTGTCGCGACGCCGCAGATACAACATGCTTCCAAACACTCGTATCGGCGATATCGGACAATCGAGACCGAGCCACCACCCGCGCGATCATCTGCGAGTAAATCTGCTCGTATCGTTTGATCTGTACTCTGGGCATCGCTTTAGCTCCTAAAGAGTTACCTTGACGTCCGCTTGGGTTGTGTAGCCCCGCACCTCAGCCTCAATATCCGCAACCAATGCATCATTGGCAGAATCACTGAAATCGATTTTCCGCACACTGGCAATCCGAGAATCCTGGGTAAGGGATTCGATCATCTTGCTACGAGCCGCCTCTTGGTCGGTGAGAATGAATTTCGTTCCGACAATCCGGCCCAAACCCACCTGTTTGAAAAGGACGTCCGTGCCCTGTTCAATCGACAGCCTCAGCAACATACCTTGGGACAAATTCTCGACACCCTCAACTAGCTTCGGACCATTCGATCCTTTGTCCGTATCCACCGCAATCGTGTACCGCGGTGCACCTGGCCGACCTCCCGAAACCTCGAGCGCAACATCCACCCCTAACAGATGATTTTCGGCCGATTCCTCCGAGCGTACGCCCAAAGTGGGCAGCAGCGGCAAAGCCTCCGGTGGCTTATCGTAGCCGGGCAACAAGATCTTATTTCCCACACCCAGTGCCCCAGAAAAGGGGCTTCTTTCGCTTGTTAGGTCCTCCCCCGCCTGTTGGGTCACGTAGGGCGGTTTGAGGTTGTTAACCGACGCTATATGGGTCCACAAGCGAGCATCCCCAAGGAATCGAGCCGCCAAGCTCACAAGCGTATCGCCCTCAGCCAACGCATAGTCCCGCGTTGACGTGTACTCATTGATCGCACGTCCCGTACGTAGTGTCGCCTGAGCCGATTGCGCATCGCCTGGCGTCAATCGGGTTCCCAGATTTTCGGTTTCCTGCAATGTGGTCGGCGAGCTCCCCTCCTCTGCCTCTGCCAATCGCTCAGCGGATACGGTCAATGCCAATTCGCTCTGTTGTTTCAACCATTCCAATAGACGGTTGACCCTCAACGTAAACAAATGGGGGTGCATACCAATCTGATCCAACCCATCCGTCATGCGTCGGAAATACTGAATCGCGTTGTCTGGTAGTGCCTTGGCGTCCTCAACCGCGTCGATTGTGGTCAAGGCTACGTTTATTGCCTCGTCAATCAAATCAGCCGTAGCAGTGACGAACGCGAAAGGCGTTTGTATGATATCCGATACGCCTGACACAAAATCACTAGCCGCGGTAAGGATAGTGCCCACGTTGTCGATAATGCCGGCCACATTCTTGATCGAGCCCTCGATCTCCGACGCAATCGCCGTTGCATCCGTCAAAGCACCCTGGGCCAAATCAATACCCCGCTGCACGGTTGCTGCAGCGTCGTTGATCTCGTCAAACAGCGTTTTGTCCTCGCTGAAATCGACCAACACATCAGTTGCGGGCCCCACCACCGCCAATTGGATGTCATAGCGATACAGAACCCGCGCCTCGCGCTTCAACGAAAATACCTCAGGCACTACCACCCAGGATTGTTCGTCTTTCAAATTGTGAAAGAACAACTGCGTTTTCTCAGCTGTCGCCGGATCGCGCTTCAAATCGCCATAGGTGTTGAAAACCGCGTCTTCGAGGTAATGGAAATGCCGTTGCCCCGAGATCTTGTGCAAGATGTTCGTTTGAAGCTGGCGCGAAAACGACTTCTTTTCTGGACTACGGCCCGTCAATGGCGTCGCCGTCGTATCAGGTAGCCGCCTAGGGTAGAACCCTGTGGTGCCCGACAACCGGATCGTGCGCTGGACAATGCCATCTTCTTCGACGTACAAACCGCCGCCCTGTGTTTGCGTCTTGTCCACCGAAAAGGGCGTTTCCATCGAGTAGGATTCCGGTGGTATTGCCAATGGAAACCAAAACGCACCTATCCCGTTTGCTTCATCTGGTGGTATCCGCAACTCGAAAAAATACAGGTACTTTTTATAGAACCGATCGTCACGGGCAAACCGTTGTCGGTCCATTTCTCTGATGTAGTTGATCGGGCTTACCATTAGACAATCACTCCCGGACCGACTGTGTTG